CTTCATATTACTTACCAGTACTCGACATTTTCTTCATTGCCTTTGTTAATTCCCCTTTAGGGATACTCTTAATAATCCAAGTGTATAATTCGGTCATTACCTGAAGCTCACGCATTATAGACTTACCACGTTGCTTTAGTGTCAGATATTTGAAGTCTTTGATTACACCACCCTTAGCTTTAGATCTGTCAGAACCTGTCGGTGCCATCCAAATTGTATTCTTAGGGTTATTTAATACTACGTGAATAGAACCGTTTAGTTGGATCAATTCTTTACTCTTACCAGCAAGGAGTTCGTATATAGTAGCACCCGCACCAGAATGCGTAGAGAACATAATGTCGTCAGGGACGATTCTTTCTCTAGATTTGTTCTGTTTGATTGCTATATTATATTCTTGAAGAACCCATATAAGGTGGATATTGGCTGGGTTGTAACCTGCGTTTAACAGGTCAGGCATCATCTTCTTAACTTTCTTTATATCGTTGAAAGTCATATCGAACATGATGTTAGGGAGGGTTTCTTTCTTACTCATTTGCGTTATCATTAAACGCATCGTGCGATCTTTAATATCTTTCTTAAGGATGAAAGCGTGCATGGCTGCTACGTCTTCAGGCTTCTTAAGGTCAAGCCCTTGAATCTCTGGATACTTATCCTTTAATGCTGCGATCTTTAAGAATGATTTCTTCCATTCATCAACGTCACGGACTTTGAACTTCTCGCCTTCCATGAAGTTATCACGAGCGAATCCCTTACCTGATCCAGCACCACCAGCAAGAAATACGATTTGACCGTACTTCTTACCGTTGTTGATGAGGATCATCTTTTCTTGAAGGGAGTGCCCTTTAAAATCTATCATCGAAATAATGTCCACCTATAGTTTACTATTATTTATAAGATTTTAATTATATCTTCTAAGTTATCTATGTCAGACCATTTCTTTAGTTTGACCAGTTTTTTAGTAATACCCTTGAGAACCTTATCCTCTGATATCACCCCATTATGATAAAGAATGAGCACCATAGCTAGGAGGTCGCTAATCTCCGTCTCGAGGTGAGCCAAGTTCTTCTTATCGTCAAGCCCAAACCTCTGGAGCTTACAAGAAGCTTGGATTACCTCAGCACATTCTTCATTTAGAATCGTCAGTATCTCGTTCACCGATCACATAATCCTTAGCCGCTGTTGCGTCTTCTAATATTTTCAGTAGGATTTGACCTACCGCCTCATTGAATTCTCTACTTCCGTGAGGGTTTTCGTATAGGTAATCAACCACATCGTAATCAAACGACATAGATTCGTCATCAGGTAATAGCTTTATGCTGTTGTAACAATACACTACCCCATCATGTTTACCACCTTTAAGTTGGACGTACCACTGATCTTGATCTAAGTCCTTTTCAGTAAACGTCCACGAATCATATAGCTTCTCTTTCATTAGAGTTCTCCTATAGGGAATATCTCTGCGATAATCTTACCACAAGCCTTAGCGATATCCATATGCTCTTTCTGTGTACCGTTAGCCTGACGAAGTTCAATGTAGTGGATCCAAGAGCGCATAGTGCCGTTTATATATAAACGTGATACAGTATTCCCTTCTGGGAGTACAACACGAGCTTGTTCTTTAGCGATACCTTTAGTGATTGCCCACTGGTAGGCTGAGTTGGCTGCGGAGATTGCTCTTCGTTGATACTCATTCCACTCTTCTTGGAGTTGAGGGTCGTCGATTTCAACGGAGTTTTGACGGTTCTTTGTGTCTTGGAGACGCGCTTCTCTAAGGACGAATTCAAGGTCTTTTGTGGGATCAGCATAACGTTGTGAATACTCCTGGAAAGCGAAAGACCGATGACGTAGCATCTGACGTGCGATATCCCTTGTAGTTTCTACTTCCATACAGACCGAAACCATCTCTAGTGGGCTCCAATGCTGGTGCTTAATCAGATACTTGATTAACTTAGCTCCGGACTCATAGTTGTCTTGGTTATCTGGGGCAGATACCCTAGCGCAAAACGATACTAAATCCATCGTCTCATTCTTATTGGAATCGAACGTAAGTACAGGTGGGCGACTATAACTAATTAACTTAGCCTTCATAGATCATCCCCTAGTTCTGGGTCTCGACGTGTGTCCCAAATACCAGCATTACCACCACGATCTGCGTATTGCTTTTGGGCTTTCTCGTAGCCTTCAGCGATTAAACGTTCGAACGTATTGAACAACCGAACGAACTTCATTTCGTACAATACACGGACGCTATTAACAACTTCTTCGGTATTAACTTCAGGTTCATTGAGTGACTCTTTTATTAAATCTAGGTCTTCAATAACTCCCCAGCAATCCATAATATGTTCTTCTAACTTAAATCTTGTATCCATAATAATTCTCCTAAATTTTAAATCCTTCGAATCCACCACCTGATGAACTCACTTGGTCTGTACTCAGTGTTTGTGCTGAGTCTTCTACATCATATAACCGCATCTTAGCTCGGTCAACACCTAATACGAAACGACGAGTAGTACCTGTTGGGTCGTTATATCGGTTCTTTAATTGTTTAACCATTATCTGGTTAAGCCCTTCCAGCTCCTCAGTAGATATTAATGCGAACATTAAGTCGGCTGTGGCAGGTAATCCAAACGACTCCGAAGTATCTGTTAAACCAACATCAGAGTTATCGTAACCACTACGAGTAGTCTGTGTTGCCGTTAATACAGGAACGTTATTCTCTACAGCTAATCCACGAAGTTCCTCAGCAATGGCCTTGACATACGTATAGGTATCTCCAGTCATCTTCATACGGGCTGAAGAGCATATGTTAAGATAGTCTACACAAATAAGGTCAGGGATGAAGCTTCGTTTAAGCTTAAGCTCAGTTAACAAGGCACGAAAGTGTCCCACGTTAGCTGCTCCAGTTGGATATTCTTTAATGATTAACTTACCAACGCCCTTCTTATTGATGTTATTAACCTTATTATCAAAAGCTTCTCTTGATAGATCGGTTAACTTGTCAATAGGAACGTTCATTAAGTTGGCATCGATACGTTCAGCTACACGCTCCTCACTCATCTCCATAGTAATGTACAATACATTCTTATGTTGAGATAGAGCAGCAGCAGAGACGTGACACATGAACAAGGACTTACCTACACCCGTTCCCGCGAGAGCAACGTTCAGAGACTTATTAACCAAACCACCCTTAGTGATTGTGTTAAACATCTCTAGATCGAACGGTAAATGCTCCTCGGTTCTGTGATAGAAGTCATAACGTTCATTAGCGTTATCGATATAATCGTGTCCGACGTTCGTATCAAAGGTAATTGATAGAGCCTCAGATAACAATTCAGGGAGAGCATTCTTCGTTAGTGATTCATGCTTACCGTCAATGATATTAATAGAGTCCATTATAGCTAAGAAAATAGATCGGTCTTGACACCACTTCTCTGTTTTCTGTAACAACCAATCACCGTCAACTTCATCGGTCTTTGAAGCAAGGTCTCCTATGATAGAAAAGGTTTCTGGTACGAGATCTCCAGGAATGTCAGACTTTTGTTTCATTTCAATAGAGAGGGCTTCCTCATTAGGAACCTTCTCGTATTTATTAACAAAGTCTACAACCCCATCGAATACGACCTTATGTGCCCCATCGAAGTATTTCGACTTCAGATGGGGAATGGTTTTTCTCATAAAAGACTCGTCTTGAATGAGGTTTCTCAAAATAGTAGTTTCTAAATTCATAGTACCTATTATACTCTATATCATAACAAAAGACAAGTTTATTTGATCATTTCCGCATGACCAACTTCATATTCACTTTTCAGGTACGCTTTGAAGTCCGTGTTAGCAAAGATAGGATCCCAGAACTCCTTAGTTAAGGTCTCTTTGAATCGTACTTTCTTATCTTCGACTTCACCAGTCTTAGTATCCACTCTAGAATACCAACCGATTGTAGGCTTGGCCACATAGTTACCTTTCAACCCCACGTCCAGCAATCCTGAGTATGGAGCGATACCACCTTCCCAAGTAACCGAGATAGGAATCTTAGATTTCTCTTTAACGAAACGAGACTTCTCTACGTTGATGATGAAGTTATACCCTTCGATCTCCGTGCCTTTCTTCTCTTGTTGACGACCAATGATCCAGATGTTATCACTAGAGTAGTAGATACCTGTACCACCAGAAACGATAGCTTTAGGGAATAGACCAATCTCTTGATACGTATGGTTGATTGCTAATAGAGGAACATCCTTCATAGTAAGGTATGGTGTCGTCATACGGAACAGACTCTTTAAAGCCTTAGCTCTAGACATATCACCTACTGACTTCTCATTCTTAGCGTCTTCTAATTCCTTCTTAGAGGCCAAGTTACCTACTGAGTCGATGATGATAATAACCTTATCTTTACGCTCGATATTCTCTAGTTGGTTAATCAAGTCGAACTTAAGTTCCTC